CCATCTACGCCGTCAACACCATTTTGAGCCAAAATCGCTGGAGAAGCCCAACCAGATATGGCGTGGCTTGTGTCAGCAGGGTTGTTAGTGCTGATAGATACGGTAGAGACATACAGCGGATCTGAACCTGCAGTAACTGTAGTAGACCAACCAGTTGGTACTGTTGTGATAGTCCCCGTTTCCCAGTTATAGACACCACCCGTAGGAGTTGATGGTGTAGAGGTAGCTCTCTTGAAGATCAGCAGATTAACAAACGCGAGATTTGTAGCAGGAACAGAACTAGAGGCCGATACTACTAGACTAGACAGCTTACCAAGAGCTGTACGAGATCTAACCCCAAAGTAGTAGGTTCCTGAAATTACATTGCCGATATCAAAGTATGTATTCCTCGTAGTGCCAAGCTCGAAGAAGTTAGTATTATCGGTTGAGATGTATACAACGTAGTCTCTTACTGCAATATCATCCGCCGCTGTCCAACTTACATAACCTGTTGTGAACCCTGAAATGTTTGAGTCTGAAGGGGTGAAGGATACATTTGTAGGTTGACTAACTACATAATCATAGTCAGGGGGGATGATGTAGTCTACGTCATCTGCAATATTCCAAGTTAAAGTGTTATAATCATAGAAGTATGCACTGATGGATACAGAGAAATCTTCATTCACCTTGATAGATTCAACACGGAAGATGTCTTCATTAAGGTCAGACTCATCAAGCGTGACTTTGATAAAATCACCGGGTTCGAGAACAAGACCTTCTTTATTGGTTGTGAAAGAGACTGTAAAGATTGAACGTGATTTACGAACTTCCTGCTCTGCTTTTGCGAGGGCATGATAGGGGTCTGTAATACCTACACCCGGAATGTCAGCATGGTGCTTAACACCGTTATCTTCGCTGAGATAGGTAGTATAGGGAGTAGAACCTACTGTTGGCCATGTTGCTGTATCTTCCTTGAAGTCATTGTGCTCATTAAGAAATCGCACAGTACACTGATTAAGTCTTTCTTGAGCATTAGGAAAGGAGATATTGAAGCTATCGTTGATGATGTTATCTTTATTGAAGTATAGAGAGGAAGGGATTAACGCATCCATCTCAGTATCATTTGTGGGATATGCTAGGCAGAGTTTGTATTTTCCCTCTGTGGTGTAGGTTAGTTCAGCCTGACCCATTGTCCCAAGGATGTCTATGATGTTCTCTCGGATTGACCTTGAGGTGTCAATAGCGATGTTACACTCATACAGTGGGATATCCCGTACAGCACCAAAGCTGGCTCCAGCCCATTGCCAAGTTCCACCACTCTCGGTCCACTCCCAGTAGAGACCTGTATCTTCTGCCAACCAAAGATCATTAGGGTAGGCTTGCTCTTCAAGGGTTGAAGGTAACTCTGAATAAGTTGCTACGGTGTTAACACGAGGTTGACCGAACATTTTACCCCCTACCGCTGCATCGGACATCACAACAGTATCACATAGCTGGGCAGCATTGTAGAAGGACTCAAGGTCCACGTAGTCTACTGTTAATCCTCTGCCATACTCTGCATTCAGGAGATAGTCCAGTAGGCAATAAGCAGGGTTGTTACTATAGGTGTAGGAGGTATCCATAGCGTAAGTGTAGTTAGGTGCTGTACCGCTACGGATTACACTGCGGATCTTATTACCTTCCACAAGAAAGCCCATTTCAGGAATACCTGAATAGTTTTGTTCATCCCTGTTTAGTTTAAAGTGGCTTGTTGCAAAAGAACAGTTAGTGAAGAGGTTCGTTGAAGGTAGACCATTGGCCGTAGCTACGGGGTCCGCTGTGCCACCAGAAGTAAAGCAACGGATACGGTGATTGAACTTTGATTTAGCATTGTCGTAGTCTTGACCATTAACCTTAAGATACTTGACTTGGTTGATACCTTCACGGGCAATTACATACTGAGTAGTCAGAAACTCGTTCTTTGAGCCTGTTTGTGAGGCTGTCCCAAAGTCATAATCAAAGACATTTGAACCTGTTTCTGATGCAGAGGTATAACTACTTGTTACCTTCTCAGTAACTTGGATACCCCCTAGCCGTTGTCTGCCATAGACAAGAGGGATTGATGCAGCTTCCCCAATTCGGGTAAACTGCAGGCCCTTCATTTTGTCCTGTTTCTTTTTAAGCTTGGCAGTCTGCACTTGTTGATAAGCTACAGACGCTAAGAAGTACAAAGCCTGAAGTACAGCTGTTTCAATGCCCATTATACTTTACCCCACTTGATTAAAACTTCGTTATCCTTAAAGATAGAATCGAAAGAGGTATCCGTAGCGGATACTTGGTCCATACCATCTTTAGAAGAAATGAAATCATTGATAGCATCTAGGTCGGACATTGGAGAAGTACCTTCAATAATTGCAAGCTTCTGCTCAAAGTCATTTGACACAGAAGGGGAGTCTACGAAGCCACGATAGATAAGGATAACATCTTCGGGGTCTGTCATAGGGACACCATTTGAATCAAGAAACCCAACACGGACCTCGATTACTTTACCAACAACACCTAGACGAAACTCTGAGAGCATTTCATTTACTTGATCTGCAATGACAATCTTGTAGGCTTCCCTATCTACGACACTGTTGAGGGAAGGAGAGTCAAACTCTACAAGCCCACCATCGGATAAATAGGTATCACCATCATAGGGAATGTCACTATTGTAACTTGTAAAGAAATAATCAGAACTAAACTCAAGCTTGATTAGGTAGAAAAACTGAATGGTCTCCCCGTCTAAAACGTTTTGTACGTTAGTGCTAAAGGTTCTCATTATACTGCCTCAATTAGGTTTACTGTACCAGTATTAGACAAGACACCATCTATGAAAGTAATACCTTGAATGTCATTAATATCTCGGTAATAGATGAATGTACATAAATCACCTGCTTTTATAGAGTGAGCAGAGGCTGTCAGATCTGAACGTAGGTTTGGATAGATGTTTAACTCTTGGTTTGATACATTGTTAAACTCGCAGTCTGATGTTACCATGTAAACCTTATCATGGTTGCTGAACTTAATGAAGGATCCTTTTGGGAGCTTACCAACCACACTAGTACCTGAAAGGATGACAGAGGAAGCCCCAATAGAAGCATTAGTTACAACATTAACAGAATCAGAGCTTATTGTTTTATTAGCAACTACGTTGGCAAGTTGAGGCATCACCATAGTACCCGTAGTCTTTGCTTCAAGAATTGATGCTACAAGACCGTCTACCTGTTCAGCTTCAGTGAGAACTGTTGTGAAACTTAGCTCCCAACGCTGATGCCCATAAGAGGATCTTTGAGTCTTCAAAGAGATAGTATCTGTGTGGTAAGTTGGTTCGTTAGAGGTAATTGTGAACGGTACAACAATCCTTGCGCCATTATAATAATATGCCATAGTCATCCCCTTAGTGGTCTTGCTATAAGTTTAAAGTTACGTTCGAGAAACATCATCTGCTTAGAGCAGTCTACACCAGTGTTGTTTTCTTTTGTTGATATCCAGACTCGTCCATCACTAATCATAGCCCCATTATCAAAGGCTATATCGCCTGCTTTGGGACGTTTACTGGTGATAACCTCATATCCGCAATATTCTGCAAACTGACTCAAGGAAACCCCTTTACGGGCTAACTTGAGCATGAAATCTTTTGTGTTCTTCCACTCAAAGTCTACAATATCATAGGCTCTAGTGGTTCCTCGTAGCTCTTTATCGTATTCGATAAGGAAAGCCATACAGTCATTCCAACCACGAGTATAGGATTCGCCACTAAAAGTGCGGTGATTAATAGTCTTATTCGCCGCATCTAGGGCGGTTAACATCTCTTCTACAGTGTAGTACATAACCCCTCCAGAGTGCTACAGAGAGCAACGAGGAGTAGCGAGGTAGAGTCTACGATGGGGTTGCCATGCAGAACCTACTAGGCTACTCCTCGTGCCAGTTTTTAGACCTTCTCTTCGATAAACATCTTCACGAGGTCGGCCACAATGTCGCTACGGACAATATCTTGTACACCGAACTCAATTACAGGGACGTCAAGCCCATGCTTACGGCAGAGCCAGCAGAAAGTCATCAAGTCTTTACCATATTTAACATCGGACTGAGTGGGGTCGCCCATAAGAACCAACTTAGTATTTTCGCCGATACGTGTGGTAATAGCCTTAAGTTCATCCATATTGAGGTTTTGTGATTCGTCTACAAGTACGAGAGCGTTCTCATAGGAACGCCCCCGAATGGTCTCAATAGGTTGAATCTCAATCTGCTCTTTAGCGAGCATATACTCCATCTTCCCTGAACCAAGGGCTTTACGTAGTACTTCCATCATAGGAAGCAACCAAGGGGTCATCTTTTCTTTAATGTTACCGGGGAAGTGACCGAGAGATTTACCTGTTGGTACGTTAGCCCTTGTCAAAACAATCTTCTTATAACCGCCTTTTAGAAACAACTGTGCAACAGTTCCTGCTGAACAATAAGTCTTACCTGTACCAGCGCAGCCAATGGTCACGGTGATAGGTGCACACTTAATAGAGCGGATAAGGATATCCTGCTTCTCGTTCTTTGGAAGGATGTTGAAATGAGAACGGTTCTCAAAAGTCTCGCGGAATTGACGCTCGTGGCGTTCTTCGCGGGCATAAGCTGTTTCACGACAAGTTTGACGAAGTTTGCGTTTTGCCATTAAGAGGATACCTTTCGGTTAGGGTTATATTTTTAGAGTTTAAAGAGGGGGCGGGGCCATAGATTACTCTACAGCCCTAGCTTTTTAGTTATTTACTCCGGTTTAAAATGGGTTGTTCCTGTGTAAAGGTTTAAGTCCGCAGAGAAGTGATACCGAAGCGCAGACACCTGATCTGTCGATAACGACACATCAATGGCGGGTGAGACGTTAACCTTTTGCAACGCCACAGTCTGTCCAACCCTATCTCCCATGTAGTCCACTAGAGCGTCTAGGTCTTCATATCTAAAAACCGTGTCAGCGCCGTCCAGATACTCAGTCTGGTTCTTGAGGGGTTCAGGCCAAGGCTTCTCCCCACGCAAAACCTTTTTGATGAACCTATCAAAACCAACCAACCTTTGACTTGCCTTAGTCTCAAAAAGGTCGCTACACAGGTATCTGTACTTGCTAATCACCCAACTCGTTGGTTCACGGACGACCCCAACAATCTCAACGGTGGGGCCATACGTTTTCCTAATCCAAGATGCTGGCCGATGCATACTCCGCACATCACCGAAGGTGTGCTTAACCTCAGACAAATGCTCAAACGCAGTCTCTACCGCAGTACTACCTGTTTTAGGAACTGCAACAAAAGCCAAGTTGGCATCGGGGAAGTAAAGCATCAGACCACCAGAACAGGCCACACAACTTCGTAGGGGAAGCCTGCTTGTTGAGGAACGTCGAGAAGTGCTTGACGATGTTCAGAAATCTTGGTATGTTGAGTAGGGAGCCAATCCGCCCAACGCATTGGGTTGTTGGAGAGTTTATCAACTTCCTCAACTAACCGACGGTCCCGTTCTGCACGAACCTCTGCCGCCTTCCGCTCAGTGGCTTCTGCTTGCTCCTCTACGGTCGCAGCACGAACTGTCCAGCGGCGCTCCCAGACACCATTTACTAATGTCGGTAGTGCGTCCTTCTCACGAAACTCCGTTTGTTCGTCGAACGTAGGTGCGTCTACTTCAACGGTTGGAAACAAACCCCACTCTGCCAAGCGTCCCAAGGGTATGCTCTTGGGGAACGAGACATTCGGGTTGTCCTTACGGAGTTGACCGAAGGTGTAGGGGTATGCCGTCGCTTGGTTGTTGACGACTTTTACATAAGGTATGCTCATTAGTCTCTCCTTACGGTTCAAGTTCTAGATAGAACGAAAAGTATATGTTCGCTGTCCCACCATCACTTGCATCCGACACGAAATCAGTCGCTGTCGGATTTTGTCCCAGCGCAAACATGCCTGTGTATGAAGAATCGGCTGTTGGC